TGCTTGTGTCTGTACCAGAACAGTCGAACCAGCCTGAACCAGCCGAGATCAACCACGACCAGCCAAGACTCGAGACGATCGTGCCTGACTGTGACGGATCGTGGGGGAGCCTTGTGGGGGACATGGCTTTAGAGCTGCTTCACATAGAGCTCATGCCTTGGCAAGTTCATTGTCTTGAGCGGATGCTTGGTTTCACCCATGCTCCTGACGGACAGGATGATCTTGTGCATCGCTCAAGTCTTGTATCTGTCGCGAGACAAAATGGTAAGACCGTCCTGATTCAATGCTTGATCCTATTTTGGCTTTTGGAGATGCCAAAGATCCGAGGCACAAAACAAACGATCCTTTCTACTGCTCACACTTTGACGCTCGGGACTTTGCTCTTCGAGGAACTCGCGCCAACCCTTGAGCGTCTAGGTGCAACGATCTACAAGTCGTATGGTCGTAACTCCGCGACGATGCCAGACGGATCTCGGTGGATGGTGCGCGCGGCGAACCCTTCAATCGGTCACGGAATGTCGGTGGATCTGATCTGTGCGGATGAGATCTTTGACATCTCGGAGATCGCTATGGCTGGCCTTATCCCAACCCAGCGCGTCCGAAGGTCTCCGCTCCTAGCAATGTTCTCTACCGCTGGCACGGAATCAAGTTCGCTCTTTATCAGACATCGAGAGAACGCGCTCCGACTGATTGACACAAACAATCCTTCTAACTTCTACTTCGCCGAATGGAGCCCACCGCCAACAGTGGATCCAATGTTGGAATCGTCATTCGGCTGGGGCAACCCGGCACTTGGACACACTTTGACGCTTGAGACTTTGCGCGCTGAATCTAAAGATCCTGACCGCTCAAATTTCCTTAGAAGCTCGCTTAACATGTGGATTGCCAGCACCCAGTCATGGATCCAAACCCACTTATGGCCTGACCTCAAGTACGACGGCCCGATCCCAGCTGGCGGCGTCATCTCCGTCGAGGCATCAATGGACGAATCGCGCTACTTCGCTACCAAGTCGGTCGCACTTGGCGACGGTCGTACTTGTGTCTCGGTTGCCTTCACTGCCGAAACTGCTAAAGAATTGTGGGCTCATGTCGGAGCATTGGCGGCGGCGGATCCTGCGATTAAGTTCATCTTCTCGCCAACGATTGACGCGCACTGTCCGCCTGTCTTTGAGCGTCGGCGCGTCGTCATGGGATACAAAGAGATTCTGCAATACACCCCCATAGTAAGAAACATGATTAGTGAAGGTCGCCTAGTTCACACTGGGGAAGCCATGCTTGCCGAGCATGTTTGTCGAGCGGTCATGGTGAGGACTCAAGGCTCGATCGCAGTGTCGTCGCAGAAGTCGGCTGGCCCGATTGAGCTTTGTCGGACGATGATTTGGGGAGCGGCAGCAGCTGCACGACCAGCAAATTCCCAGAAGCCGATGCTAGTCACTGTCAATCAGTAACATCTTCTTGGCACTCGTCCGCTTGCTTGCCTGTCGTCGGGATACCGCAACTGACTGGGCGAGTGCCACCACAATCCGAGCGCAATGTGTAATCTTGTGCTATGGGAATCTTTGATCGCAAAGTAAACAAGGCTGCTATCAGTCCCGCGCCTGCCAAAGCCGCTGCAGCTAGCGCAATGAACCCCGGGTATAGCTCAAGCAATGTTGGCGTAAATATGATCGGTCAGTATTACACCTACCAAGAAGGACAACTTCGCGCAGCGGCAATCTCGATCCCAGCAATCTCACGCGCACGCGATCTACTTGCATCGGTCATTGGTTGCCTGCCATTACAGATGTATAACGAAATGTGGAACGGCGAAGAAATGGAGCGCGTCTATATCGCCCCCCGATCTTGGCTGCGTCGCCCAGACCAAACCGTTCCCTACAACTTTTTAATGTCATGGACTTTTGACGACTTGTACTTTTACGGTCGCGCTTTTTGGTACATCACTTCGCGCACCGCTGACGGATACCCAGCAACCTTTACTCGACTTCCTGCAGGCTCCGTTACGACAACCGACATGGCTGGCCCAGTGTGGTTTGCACCTTCTAAAGAAGTTTATTTTCAAGGCGGACAAATAGACCCTGCGAACCTTGTGCAATTTTTGTCGCCAACTCAAGGCATGGTCTATTCATCACAAGCCGCTATTGAAACAGCGATCAAGATTCAAGACGCGAGGGCAAGAAACGCGAGCAGCTCCATTCCTGCCGGGGTGCTTCGTCAGACTGGCGGCGAGCCTTTAAGCGCGCAAGAATTGGCTGATCTAGCTGCAGCGTTTAACACTGCTCGAGCAACTAATCAGACTGCGGCTCTTAACGAATTCCTCACATACGAACCCACAACAATGAGTCCAGACAAGATGCTTCTTATCGAGTCTGCTAACTACAGCGCGTTAGAAACTGGCGGTCGTATTGGCAATGTTCCGCCATACCTGATCGGCGTATCTACAGGATCGTATTCATATCAGTCTTCGCAACAGGCTCGCATGGACTTGCTATTTTTTGGCGTCAAGTTGTACGCAGATGCAATCGCAGAAACATTGTCAATGAATAATGTTTTGCCTAACGGAACTTTTGTTGCCTTTGACTACGAATCGTATTTAGAAGAAAACTACTTAGCAGACAAAATGGAAAGTCCAGTACAAGAAGACACTCAAGAGGAGATTGCAAACTAATGATCAGACTTACAGCTCAAAGCGTCAGCATTGACGCAGCCGCTAGCGACGGCACACCAACTAGAACTATCACAGGAATCGCAGTCCCCTACGGCGTCGCAGCGACCGTCTCCGACGGCACAGAAGTCATCTTTGAGCGCGGCAGCCTGCCAGTAGACGGCAAAGCCCCACGCCTATTCCTGAATCATTCAAGCGAGAGTGCCATTGGCATTGTCACGGCTAGATACGACGACGAAGAAGGCATGATGTTTACCGCAAAAATCAGCAAGACCGCACAAGGCGACGACGCTTTGCAGCTTGCCCTTGACGGCGTACTGGACTCGGTCTCGGTCGGAGTAAACCCAACTAAGACTCGAGCAAACAAAGACGGATCAATAACAGTCCTAGCAGCGGACTGGATTGAGTTGTCTATGGTGCCAGTTCCTGCATTCGCTGGAGCGATCATCACAGACATCGCAGCGAGTATCCACCACGAAGACGAAGAAATAAGTAACATAGAAACAGAACCTACACAGGAGAACGAAACCATGTCCGAAGCAACAGTCCCAGTAATCGAAGCAAGCATCCCAACACTTTCAATTCCAGCACAGCCAAAACGCGAATTTGCTATGCCTTCGGCTGCGGAAGTGCTCGCCGCATATCACATTGGCGGAGACACTTACAACAAAGTAAGCGACGCATTTAAGCAAGCACAGCGTCGCGGTCAAACAGCACTACAAGCGGCAGCTGGCGACATCGTTACGGGCGACACCCCCGGCCTCTTGAATATTCCCGTGCTCGGACCACTTTTTCAGGATCTAAATTTCGTGCGCCCTGTAGTCAGTGCATTTGGCGCAAGGGCGATGCCTTCGACAACTTCGCGTCAATTTGTGAGACCAACCATTACGACACATACATCAGCGGCTGTGCAGAGCAATCAGCTTGACGCAGTATCGGCAACCACAATGGTTATCGCTGCAAACACAGTTACAAAATCAACTGTTGCAGGTCAAGTAACACTGTCAATCCAAGACATCGACTTCACAGACCCAAGCGCCCTTCAGCTTGTATTGAATGACCTTGCTGGCGAAGTGCTCATCAAAACTGATGACATTGCAGCCGATGCACTTGTTGCAGGCAAGACCGCATCAGGATCAACATGGACAGTAACTGCCAACGATCCATCATCTTTGATCAGCTCGTTGTATGACGCAGCGCGCGAAATCACAGAAGACAGCAACTTCTTCCCAACTCATCTTTGCGTCAGTCCCGATGTCTGGGAAAAATTGGGCAGTCAGCTTGACGGATCAAAACGACCTGTCCTCGGTTACACCACAAACGGCGTACTTGGACAGAACGCTCTTGGTCGCGTAGGCGGTCTTGGCTACAACATGATGGATGTCATGGGCTTGTCGCTTGTTGTTGATAACAACTTTGCATCAGGAACCATGCTCGTTGTGTACGCCCCGGGCTTTGAGATCTACGAATCTGGCGCTTCATTGCAAAGCTTCGAGAATCCTTCAACCTTGGGTCGCACGCTTTCAATTCACCAATACTTTGCGACATTTGTTGCCAAGTCCAGCTTCATCCAAGCAATCACGATCGCCTAGTCGAGAGCGGAGCATCCGCTCATGGCCGTCTACACAGTCACCCAGAAATACCTCATAGACAACTACGCCGTAGTTCAACTTCTCACCGATGCAGAAATTGAACTCGGCGCAAGTGTCGTTATCGCTGGAGTAGACGCAACCTTTAACGGAACTTACACTGTTCGCGCATTACCGCAATATCTCTATGTCGGCATTGATACCGAAGGCGATCTCATTTACGATGTCAATTACCCAATCGCTAATCAGGTGCTCTTTGCACAGACCGCTACTGATGTGGCTCGCACTGCCGCTTCTGGCACGCTAACTATCACGCAGACCTGCACTTGGGTCACTTCGGCAAATCTCGAGGACTGGATCGGTATAGGCACAGCAACCGCCGCCGACGCCGCCTTCCTAACAGTGTGCGCTGCAGCTGCTTCACAATTCTGCTGGCGTCGTCGTATGGAAGCAGGCTATGTGGACTCGCTTACGACTGTCCCTTCACAAGATGTCTTCCTAGGGACGCAAATGTACGGTGGAGCCTTGTATCGCCAACGCGGATCGGTAGATCAATTCGCTTCATTCCAAAATATGGGCGTAACTCCAGTTATGGGTCTAAACGGAATGATCCGCCAGTTGCTCGGGATTGATCGCCCACAGGTCGCCTGATGCCTGTACCTAACTACACGGATCTATTCAACGAAGGCTACGACGATCTAGTTGCAAAGCTTTCAACGGTGAGCGGTCTACAGGTCAATAACGATCCGCGCAATATCAGTCCGCCTTCGGTCTTTGTCAATATCGACTCAATAGACGGCTACAACTACAATGTCGCAAAACTCAACTTCACCTTGCAGATCATCACGCTAGGCCCGGGCAACCTTGACGCCCAAAAGAGCCTGCTCAATATCCTT